TAGCTCATACGGCGTTTTTTGGGGGGATTGATTAAGTATTATTTGATGGGTTAATTTCAATGTCGGTTATGTCGTTATTTTCTATTAACCGAGCCTCAGCACTTTCCAATGCTTGGGTAATGGATATCTGAGTATGAGTAACCGATACGTCAACCCGATCCCCCCACTGTTTAGGACGCAGCTTACTAGCAGTCCATTTCCGAGCATCAATGCGTAGGCGCTGGCGATTCACCCAGGCGTTGATTAATTGGGGATCCAGATCGGCCGGTGGCATTTCGTCCGATAGGTCGACCAGTTCATCTGCTAGATAGTCGCCCCTTTCCTCAATGGCCGAGCGATACCTTTTCTGCAATTCAGGATTATTGCGTAATTGATACATAGCAGTGGCATAGGACATCTTGGCTTCTTTGGTGGCACTCATTAGGCTTTTGCCCTCTGTGATGCGCTCTAGCATGGTTGGCCACACTTCCCGAATAGTGTATTCAATGTTATGACTACCTAGGCGCCTAAGCTTGCCCTCATAACTGTGTTGATCCTGCGCTGTTTTTGCCCTTTGCATAACATTACCCCAAAGTAATTGATATTTTAATTCAATACGTTATGGGCAATTTTAATAGAAATACACGTCAATGGTAAGGCCACAATAAAAAAAGCCCCTGAAGGGGCTTTAAATCGATTCTAGGGGTATGTTTTTATAGGTCGAAGGTAAGGATCATTAAGAGGACTATTGCAGCAATGATTAGCGACGCCATTGGTCTAATACCTCAGCGAATATTGGGTTGACGTTATCCCATTTGGCACCTATGTCTTTTGGATAGAAGGGGCGGAGGGTTCGGGATTCGTCCATACTGCGAGCGTAAACATAGCCCGATTTAACGTCGCATGAATCGACCGTATATGGTTTGTTCTTGATGTGGACAATGTCCCCATGCTGTACGGGTTGGCCGTTAGTGTATTTAATCATTTTGTGAGCTCCAATAGTTGTAATTCAATTTTGCTGATTAACGCATGGTAGGCGTCGCTATCGTCGGGCAGGCCTTGCGTCAGGCGGTATTCGTCAATTACGCGCAGCGCCCCCATAACGGCCCCTATATCGCTTTTAGGTGGTGGGTTTGTGTTTACTGATGCATACCCTTCCTGGTACGCGTCGCGCGCGATAGGACCGTATAAACACGCCGCGGGTTTGCCCTGCAGCGCGTCGCGCCGGCCCTGGCGCCTGGCGATGGCCTGTTTTATCTCTGAAGTATTCATGCTTTCGGCTTCAATACGATTTTTAGGAATTGAATAACTTTATCCGCGTCAAAATCGGACGAATCAGGGTTTATGAGTAGATCTAGCGCGCGCTCGCAGCCTAGACGGAAGGCCGCGTATTGTGCAAGTAATTCCAATTGATGATTAGTCATGTCCGGCCCCTAATGTCTAAATTCTCTTCATTTAATAACTCATAGGCGGCAAACCCGTTCCATCCGGCATATGCTTTTATAAACCCGTAGCGGTCCGAAACCCTGACAACGGCATAGCCGTCGTCCCTCGATTCAATCTCAATACATAGCATGTCCGGCCCCTTAAATAGTGCAACACCCACAGCATGGCGCATCGATGCACCGGCCGCGCGCGTTACGATAAAACGTACTGGCCTTATCGCCGTCAAATAGCGTTATGCTTTCCGATCGATTCTCGGCCACTAGCACGGCGCGCTTTTTTGCTTTGTTGTAATCAATTAAATCACCGGCGCTAAACGGCCGGCCGGTGGCCGAGCATATGCCGGCGTATTTTGCATTTATTCTCATTACATTTTGCTCCGATAAAATTGAATGGCCGCCTCGGCCTTTTTAGTACCCGTACCATGCGCGGGAAAACCGATAACGGCTTTGCGGTCCTCAATAGCGCACAACCCGCACGTTTTGCAAGTCACGTCGTCGCGGATAGTGGCCGGACAAATAACCACACGTCGGCCGGCCGGCGTCGTCGTGTTTTCGGTTTGCGTAGAATCTAGCACCACTACTACAGGACCTATTGCAAGGTCCGCGAGCGCGTCGGCGTGCTCTAGCGTATGGGCGCGAAGCGCGCGCTTTCAATGGGGGCTGGCGTGACGCCTAGCGCCTCGCATATCTGGGGAAGACTAAATTCACGCTCGGGGTGAAACTCGGTTAAGCGTGCGGCGAAATTGTCGCGCCCAGGTTTTAAGTTAACCGACTCGGGTAGCCGGAAGTTGCGCACGGCGTTGGTCGCGCCTGGGTCGGTGTAACCGGCATCCGCTATCGCTTTAATGGCCGCGGTGAATTCATCTACTGTCGGATGATCGTCTAACGCAAAGGTGTAACCCCATTGAAAGTTATCGGGGGATGTTTCGATCTTCCAAGTGGGCTTAATCGGGGGCAGCTTGGACTTGGTGCCGACATCGTCTAAGACTAGGAAGCCGACCCGCTCGCAATTGGCGATAGACGCGGACGGATGGCCGTCTTTAAACCGGCTCACGATAAACATGGCGGTGTTGGCATACCATGCGCCCTTGGCGTTGTACTTCTCGGGCAGGTAGGCTGGCCATGTGCATTTCATCGCGCCATCGGCGTGGAATTGATAACCTCCGTCTTTTATTTGTGGCTTTTGACGCACAAATAAGACGGTTTCGCCCTCTGGAGCTAAGTTTGTTATATACTCAATGAAGTTCATAGTAATACTCCTTGTTAGCCCGCCCTAGTCCGGCGGGCTTCTTTTTTACTTACCGTAACGAGTCATAATCTGCGCTTCGACGCCCAACGGTAAATCAGGGCACCAAGCGGGGGGCGTGCACATCACACGCTCCAATTCAAGCATAGCTGCTTCGGGGTCTTCGACTTCGAGTACGATTTCGTCATGTACATGAAGTACTGTGTCTGGTAGCTCACGCAATGCGTGGCGTAATATGTCGTGGGCTGCGGCTTGGGTGATATTCTCGCAAGCGAGTCCTTTCCAGAGCCTAGCGCGTGGCCATTCTGTGGCGTCGGCGGCAGGCTTCCAAGCGGCTTTGGCATAAGTAACACCGTCATTATCAAGTTTGGCGAACGGGTAACACAGAACGCGTCCCGAAGGCAAAGCGTACCATAAGTGGACACCATCGAACAGGTACGTTACGCGCCCTGCGCTAAATTCGTAACCTTTATTTCGCATCGCGCGTGTGTACGCCTCTTCTAGCTTTTGCCAATAGGGTACAGACCAAGGGTTAGCACGACGCCAGGCGTCTACCATGCGCCGCGCGTCAGACTCGGGTAAGTGAATACCATAAGCTCGACCCATTGCAGCAAAGGCACCCACACCGCCCGCAAAGCCACAGGCGAGCTCCTGGACCTTACCGATCTGGCGTTGGTCTTTACTGATCTCTTGCGTGTGAAAGGTCGCGCGGGCGTTCGCGATATACACATCCTCACCGCGGCGAAACAAATCTAATTTAGCATCGCCCGCTAAACAGTTGGAGAGCCACGGGTTCATGCGCGCCTCAATGGACGACCAATCGGCGACAACTAATGCTTTACCTTTGGCTGGGATGATTGAAGGTCTAAGCATTCCCTTAAGTACGTCTGTAATTCGTCTGCCGTACTTGGGGACGATGTCGTGTCCTCTGACCATTGCTTGTCGTACCGCATCTGGATCGGCGGCGCATCGACGCGTAAAGTTATGGACTTGAGCCCCATAGCTTGAAGCTCGGCCTGTAGCTGATCCACCAGCGAACACAAACGCGCCTCTAACGCGGCTATCCTCGACGTCCGCCAAGTCTTTAAGGCGGCTGAACTTCGCAACCGACGACGCCCAAAGGTCATCGGCGCACTGTATGACTTCGGCCACGTCGGGCGGTACTTGTTCGGGGTCGTCCATTGCGAGTAGGTTCGCGCGGACTGTTTTGTCGATGCTGTACTTACCATCTTCAACCTCCATTAGTTTTAACGCTTCGGGGCCGACCCTTTCTTTGACCCACTCGCGCATTTTCGGGCTGCGAACTGACGTGATCGCGCCATCGGTGACGGCTCTGACAATAGACTGTATGTCTTCGAGCTCTTGTGCTGCATATCCAATGGCTGCTGCGGCAAGATGCACGTCCACCAAGACGCCGCGGTCGTTGATTCTTTCGTTGACATGATAATCTCCAAGCTCTTCGGGTGAGAGGGGGCGCATACCTAGACTGATCGCACGCATGGCGCGCACGTCTTGCTCACAGTATTGCACAAGCTCGGCCATGAGTGCAGGGTCATTCTTAAACGGCGGCACGCACAGCGCACGGATAAGCTGCGCGCCGCGGTGGTCTTTCTTCATACTTGCGCCGGCAAAGCGTCCCACGTCCTCAAGCGAACCTGGGGCGCAATTGGCGCGTGCTTGTGCTGCGGTGCAATAAAACTGCTCAAGTTTAAAATTTATTTGTAAGACATACCAGAAGATCAGGCGCTCAAAGGTTGCGTTATGCGCGCGTATCTCGCCCGTGTGGCGCCGGACATCTTCGGGGAATGGTTGATCGGGCGTCCAAGTCCGCACGTCTTCATCGTCAAACGCATAGGACATACAGAGCACGTCTGTCGTGCCGTCCTGCGCGTAATTGTAGACGCCGTGCTTCTTTA